ACCTATAGTAGGTACTAGAGTTATGAAATCAAATAATTCTACAATAACACCAACATTAAGAAGAATAGATAATATACAATATAAAGGTAATCCAGCATTACTAGCTCAAAGATAATGGGTTTAGACGACTTAAAGTTATATTGTTTAAATATAACTTCATTCACTATAGCAAGCTTAGATTGGATGGAACCTGCGTTAGAAATAGTATTGTTACTTATGACTATTGGATACACAACACATAAATGGATTAAGTTAAAAAATAAAAAATGAGATTAGTAAAAGAAGTAATTATACATTGCTCCGCTACTAGAGAAGGACAACATGTTTCAGTTGACACTATAAAAGACTGGCATTTAGCGAAAGGTTGGAATGATATAGGTTATCATTTTTATATTGATCTAGATGGAACGATACATAAAGGTCGTGACATTGATAAAATGGGTGCTCATTGTAAAGGGCGTAATAGGAATTCAATAGGCGTTTGCTATTGCGGAGGCGTTGAAGCTGACGGAAAGACACCAAAGGATACAAGAACACAAGAACAGAAAGAAAGTCTCTTACATGTGCTTAAAACGCTTAAGGCAATGTACCCAGAGTCAATTATTTATTCACATAATGAGTTTGCTGCTAAAGCATGCCCATCTTTTGACGCAACAAAGGAGTATGAAAATATCTGAAAACACAGAATTTAAAATTGATATAAAAACAGTAATAGGTATAATAATGTTAACAACAACTTTCGTTGGCATGTATTATTCACTGCAAGAAGACATAGCTGAAGCTAAAAACTTACCTCCAGTTGAAGTTAAGAGATTAGAATATGATTTAAAAGAAAAATGGAATCATATAAATATAGAAGACTTAAAAGAAAGAGTTGATATGATAGATCAGATGAATAGTATATTATCTGAAGAAATAAAAGTATTATCAACGCTAGTTAAAGATGGCACAAAAACAGATGGTAAATTAGATGAATTAGCAAAACAACTTAAAGCTTTGAAATCTGGAAAAAAACGTAGATAATGGCAAAAGATTTTAAACCTCACATGATGTACAAAGACTGTAAAGAAGTAATGGCTAAAACAATGAAAAAACATCTTTCTTTAAAAGCTAAAGGTTATAATCACAAAAAGTCTAAATCTTGTTCTAAATGACCAATGCTGGCTATGAAAAGTCTAATCGTAAAATGCGATCTGATTATAAAAAAGAAACAGGTAGAACTTTAGGTAAAAGACATACTACTGGTAAAGCTAAAGCTAGAGTTAGTTTTGCTTGTAGGTTTGCTGGTATGAAAGGTTCTATGAAAAAGCCTAATGGTAAACCTACTAGAAAAGCTATAGCTTTAAAAAAATGGGGTTTTGGAAGTGTTGAAGAAGCTAAAAAGTTTTGTAACTCAAATAAAGAAAAAAAATGAAAACAGTTGGGTTAGGCGATATGGTAGAGAAATTCACTAAAGCCACAGGTATAAAAAAATTAGCAGACATGATCCCAGGCGGGTGTGGATGTAAAGAACGTAAAGAATTATTAAACGGAATTAAAGTTCCAAAAATTATGTAAAATGGCAAAAAAAGTAGACTGGTCTAAAGCACCAAAATTAAACACTAAAGAAAGAGGTGATTTTTATAAAAAAAATAACTTAAAAATGGATGCTACTACAAAAGTTGGTGGTAACGTAGATATGGGTGGTTTTACAAGACCTACAACTAAAAAACCAAAAGGTCCAATAGCTCCAAAACTTAATGAAATAAAACCATCTAGTACTTATGTTGATAGAATAAACGTTAGTCAAGCTAAAAAAGCAAGTGATAACAATGAAATTGATTTGTATCAAGACGCTAGAAATGGTATGTCAAAGACTAAGTTAAGAATTCAGCAATTAGGATACGATCAAGAGAAGAGAGAAAATGAAGAGCAAAAAACGGATAAAATGTCTCTAAGTGAAAGAAAAAAATACAAGCTTGACAAAACAAATAAATCTATAGACTCTTTTAAGAGCAATAATCCTCAAGGTCCGTACGGTAATAGTAAAGGACCAAGCAAAGCTTTAACTGGAGATCAAGATCAGTTACCTCAACATTTACAAGAAAGTATTTTATCAGCGCCAAGTATGGTTGATAACAATGCTCCTGGTATGTATAATAAAAGCAAAAGTAAAGTAGAGCAAGATTACGCTAGAAATGCTATTCATGACTTTAAAAGTGGTAAAAAATCAGAAGGTAATTACGAAAAGAAAAAAGAATTAGAAGTAGCTGCTGGAGAAGGTTATTTTCATTCAGGACATAAAGTATCAAGACATTCAAAAAAAAATAGATCATAATGGCATTTAAGCTTAATTCACCTTATAAAATAAATCCAATATCAGTTCATGAAGTTGCGTTTACTCCAGATAATGAAAAAACACTTGGAGATGGACCTGAAAAAGCTCTAGTAGCTAAAGCTAATGATAATGGAACTATAATTATAAATAAAGATATACCTAAAGATAGTGAACTATACAACAATGCTATATCTCACGAAGGACAGCATTTAAAAGACATGATGGATAATAAACTATCTTATGATGAAGAAAATGTTTATGAAAATATAGATGGTAAAGGTATTAAAAAACATAATAGAGATAGTTTTAGTGAATCTGATAAAAATTTACCATGGGAGAAAGGCGCGTATTCAGCTGGCGATAATAAAGTTCAACATGATTTAAGACCAAAGCCTGATAAACTAAGTGGACCACCATCAATGAGAGATGAAACACCTTTAGCTTTTAAAGTTATGGGTTCAAGACATAATGAACAAAGATCTCCTGATAAAGAAAAAATATCAATGAATGAGCAGTTTGGAATGTACGCTCCTACTAAACAATGGGGTGGACCTTCGCAAGTATTGCCAGGTGAAAAAGATCCTCCAGTAAGCGGATTAAACAATCAGTCTGATGCAGGTGGTAATGATTATACTGGCGCTAAGGTGAGTTATAGCATGGAGAATGGCTTTAATTATAAAAGTCGCGATGGAACTTTTAATAAAAAAATATCAAATTTAAATGAAGTTGGTGGATTTAAAAATGAAAGCAACGCTTTAGATGCAGATATTGATAGAGAAAAATACCCTAATTATAGTGCTAGGGAGAGTAGTGGTAATGACGCTAGAAGAAATGAAAATAGAGGATTTAATAATTTAATGAATACAGTAAATCAAGAGAAAGATGATTTTTTTACTAATAATTCTTATGTAAGAGACAATCCTAGAAGTACGTATGAAAACATTAGTGTACCAGGTCCAAAAGGTGGAAGAACTGATTTAGCATTAGATCCAACTTGGCAATATAATAATAGTTTAAGCCAAAGAGACAATATAGACTCTATGCGATATACATCTTCCACTTTGGATAAAGATGGTAAATTAACAAGTCAAGGTAAATTAGCACCATTAAGAAGAGCTGCTGGCGCTGATCCACAATCGCTACAACAGCCAAGTTCTGTTAGAGAAAAAATGTTTGGAGATGCAAAAGATTGGAAAACGCAACAGTTTTTACAAAATAATACTACTTTAAGAGATTTTCAAGCTTCACATCCAAATACTTTTTCTTATACTAGTGGTAATGCAGGTACCTAATGAGCAATAAAAAATTTAACGAAACTAAGATAGGTATTTTCTTAAAATCAAAAGCACCTAAGTTGTTAAAGAGTATAGGAGAGTTTTTACCTGATAAAGGTGGACTTGGAATAGTAAAAAATATTATAGCAAGTGATAATAGTATTAAGCCTAAAGATAAAGAAATGGCTATGAAACTATTAGAACAAGATATAGTTGAAATGAACAACGTATCTAACAGATGGAACAACGACATGAAAAGCGATTCTTGGCTTTCTAAAAATACCCGTCCTTTAGCTTTAATATTTCTAACCTTTGCATCTACACTTATAATGTGTATAGATTCTTTTAATTTACAGTTCAAAGTGGATACAGCTTGGATAGAATTACTTAAAACATTACTAATAACAGTCTATGTAGCTTACTTTGGTTCACGAGGCGCAGAAAAAATTACAAAAATAAAACAATAAAAATGAGAGGTTTAGAAGGAAATACAATGGCACAACCCAGAGTTTATGGGCATGATGCAAAAGCAATAGCAATAGGAGCTATAAACACAAGTGAACTCGACAGTGGCTTTACTTTTGTTGGTGGAACAGGTTTTGTAGCTGGTGATGTTGGCGGTGTAATGACTGCAGCTGCAGCAGCTGGTACAACAGCAGCAACTTTTGTAATAACAGAACTTATAGAAGGCGGAGCTATACTTGGTTTAAGAGCTGTATTACTAGGCGTTGGTTACACAGTAGGGCAAACACTAGCATTAACAGGTGGTACTGGTAACTCGGCAACTTTTACTGTTACTAATATAGATATACCCAACACACAAGAAAGAGGATGTGTAGTATATAATGGTAGAGCTACAGAACCACAAGATATTACAATAATAACTGAGGCTGGAACCACAGTTGAATTTAAAAGTTGTCAACCAGGCACAGTTGTAGGACATAAAGCTCCTATGTTAGCAAAAAAATTAGTTACAGGAGTTGACTGTGTGGCTATATATTAAAATAAAAAATAATAAAATCAAATCAAATGAAAAAAACAGGAAAATTAACTGATGATGAATTAAATTCAGTAAAAGAACAACAGTCAAAATTAAGTAGTGTAATACAAGAAATAGGTGTAGTAGAAGCTAGAAAACATGCTTTACTTCATGATGTAGCTGGTATTAATGAAACTATAGAAATAACAAAAAAAGATTTAGAAAGTAAATACGGCAGTATTAGTATAGATCTTGAAACTGGTGATTGGACTAAAATAGATGAAACTCCAAATGTCTAACATAAGAAAAATTAGTATAGGTTCTGATTACAAAAACGAAGCAATGCACTATTCTCTTGGACAAGAAGTATATGGTGGTCATATTATTGATGATATAATTTTTAATGAAAAAGATAATTCTTATAATATTTTTATAACTAAAAATAATGAAGTTTTACCTTGGAAAAAATTTAATCACAATATGGCTATTTCTTTAGAGTACGATTTAAAATATTAGTGAAAAGTTTATATGAATTTATTGTCAAGCCGATTAATGAAAGATATGATAATATAAAAAAAATAGGAAATAATTCTCTCATTTTAAATACTAATATAAAAGATCATAAGTTCGTTAGTAAAAAAGCAGTTGTATATGCCGTACCAGCTGCTTTTGAAACTCCTATAAATATTAAAGATGAAGTTTATATACATCATAACATATTTAGAAGATGGTATGATCAGAAAGGTGTTTCAAGAAACAGTAGCAAGTTTTTTAAAGATGATATGTATTTTGTTAATCCTGAGCAGATATACATGTATAATCTAAAACCTCATTTAAATTATTGCTTTATAAAGCCTATATTAAATAAAGATTATTTAAGCAATAAAAAAGAACAACCTAACGTTGGTATAGTCAAATATGCTGATAAGTCGTTAGAAGCTATAGGAATTAAACCTGAAGAGCTTATTACGTTTACACCAAACTCTGAATTTGAGTTTATTATAAATGGTGAACGACTTTATTGTATGAAATCAAATGATATAGCTTTAATAAATGAATACGAAGGAAACGAAATTGAAAATAATCCAAGCTGGACAAAAAGCAGTTGAGGAGCTAATTAAGGTAGCAAAAGAAAAGATTGTAGACTCAGACGACGATTTAAGCGCTGATAGATTAAAAAATGCTGCCGCAACAAAAAAACTAGCAATATTCGACGCTTTTGAAATATTAACTAGAATACAGTTAGAAGAAGATATTTTAAATGAAAAACCTAAAGAAATAAAAGAACAAAAATCTTTTAAAGGTTTTGCTGAGGGGAGAAGCAAATGACTAATGAACAAACCCTTTGGAAAGAAATAAAAGATGTTATAAATCCCACTATTTTAAAGAAACAAAATAAATATAAAAAATGGGATTATGGATATAATGTTGAATATGATTTTGTAGTAATAAGTAAAACTGGACAAATTGGACAAATCATTGAAATACAGAATCTCAGGATTGCTTTACCAACAGCAAATGAACCGTATAAACGAAGCAAAATCAAAGCGGAGCAAAGTTGGCAAAGATCAGAATATCCAAAAGAATTAAATAAAATTAAATCAAGGTTTGACTGGGATGAGTATCCCACTGACTTTAAAGAAAAGTGGTATGACTACATTGATAAAGAATTTAAAAAAAGAGATGAAGGGTTTTGGTTTTATAACAACGGTGAGCCTACTTACATTACTGGTTCTCATTACATGTATCTTCAGTGGTCAAAGATCGATGTTGGAGAAGCAGAATATAGAGCATCAAACAGATTATTTTTTATATTTTGGGAAGCCTGCAAAGCAGATCATAGGTCATATGGTATATGCTACCTCAAAAACAGAAGATCTGGATTTTCTTTTATGGCGTCAGCAGAACTCGTTAATCAAGCAACAATATGTTCCGATTCAAGATTTGGTGTATTATCAAAGACAGGGGCTGATGCAAAAAAAATGTTTACCGATAAAGTTGTTCCAATATCCATTAACTATCCGTTTTTCTTTAAACCCATACAAGATGGTATGGATCGTCCAAAAACAGAATTAGCATATAGAGTTCCGGCTTCAAAACTTACTAGAAGAAAACTAGATAGCAATGAACAATTAAAAGAACTAGACGGACTTGATACAACTATCGATTGGAAAAACACAGGAGACAACTCCTACGATGGTGAGAAATTAAAATTATTAGCACACGACGAAAGCGGAAAATGGGAAAGACCAGACAATATATTAAACAATTGGAGAGTTACAAAAACTACACTAAGATTAGGAAGCAGAGTCGTAGGCAAGTGTATGATGGGCTCAACTTCAAACGCATTAGATAAAGGTGGAGAAAACTTTAAAAAAATCTATAACAATTCAGACGTTACAACAAGAAATAAAAACGGACAAACAGCTTCTGGACTCTATTCTCTTTTCATCCCTATGGAATGGAACTACGAAGGATTCATGGATACTTTTGGATCACCTATATTCGTTGCGCCGCCAGATCCAGTCATCGGAATCGACGGTCTCACGATTACAGTCGGAGTCATTGAACACTGGGAAAACGAAGTAGAAGGTTTAAAGTCTGATCAAGATGCTTTAAATGAATATTATAGACAATTTCCAAGAACAACTAAACACGCTTTTAGAGACGAAACAAAGGAAAGTTTATTTAATTTAACTAGAATATACGAACAGATTGATCATAACGAAGAAATAGCAAACAAGCACTCTGTAACATCTGGAAATTTTCAATGGGTAGAAGGCATTAAAGATACTCAAGTTATATTTATGCCTAATCCTAAAGGTAGGTTTTTAGTTTCTTGGGTGCCTGAAAATAGTTTACAAAATTGCGTAATAATTAAAAATGGAACAAAATACCCTGGAAATGAACATATTGGTTCTTTTGGCTGTGACTCTTACGATATCAGCGGTACTGTTGATGGTAAAGGTTCTAAAGGAGCGCTTCATGGACTAACTAAGTTTAGCATGGAAAATGTACCACCTAATAGATTTTTTTTAGAATACATAGCTAGACCTGATACAGCTGAAATATTTTTTGAAGATGTTTTAATGGCTTGTATTTTTTATGGTATGCCTATACTAGCTGAAAATAATAAACCAAGATTATTATATTATTTTAAAAGAAGAGGATATAGAGGTTTTTCTATGAACAGACCTGATAAAGTTTGGAACAGGTTGTCAATTACAGAAAAAGAAATAGGTGGAATACCTAACTCTAGTGAAGATATAAAACAAGCTCATGCAGCAGCTATAGAATACTATATAGAAACACATGTAGGTAAATTAGAAAACGAACATGGTGATATGTATTTCCAGAGAACGTTAGAAGATTGGGCTAAATTCAATATTAATAATAGAACAAAACATGATGCTTCTATTAGTTCTGGTTTAGCTGTTATGGCTTGTAACAAAAACAAATATAGACCTATAGCTGAAGTAAATTTAAATAAAAAAATTAATTTAGGAATTCGTAGATATAATAACGAAGGATCTAATTCACAAATAATATAATGCATGAAGAAAATTTCAAATACATATAGTTCATTTCCTGATCAAGTAGTCTCTGATGAAATAAAGCAAAGCATCGATTACGGAGAACAAGTTGGTAAAGCTATTGAAGGAGATTGGTTTAGCGGTACTAGATCTGGTGTTGAAAACAGGTTTAATACACAGTATAATAATTTTAGAATGCGTAGATTATATGCTAGAGCTGAGCAACCGGTGCAAAAATATAAAGATGAATTAGCTATAAATGGTGATTTATCTTATTTGAATTTAGATTGGAAACCAGTACCTATTATACCTAAGTTTGTTGATATAGTGGTCAATGGTATGGATAACAAGTTATATGATATAAAAGCATTTGCTCAAGACCCTGAGTCAAGAAGGAAAAGATCTAAATACGCAGAGGACATATTAAGAGATATGCAAGCTAAAGAGTTTTTAAATGAATTAAAAGACACTATAGGTTTAGATCTATTTAACACCAACAAACCTGACGAGTTACCAGAAAATCAAGAGGAATTAGATCTTCATATGCAGTTGAGTTATAAAATGGCTACAGAAATTGCCTGTGAAGAAGCTGTAAACAACACTTTAGAATACAACAAATATCAATTAACTAAAAGAAGAGTAATAGAAGATTTAGTCGTATTAGGTATGGGTTGTTCAAAAACAAGTTGGAATAAATCTGAGGGAGTTACAGTAGAATATGTTGACCCAACTAGACTAGTACACTCATACAGCGATGATCCTAATTTTGAGGATTTATGGTATGTTGGAGAAATAAAACCTATATCCTTAGCTGAGTGTAAAAAATTATTTCCTAACTTAGGCCCTGACGAACTAGAGAGACTAGAGCAGTACCAGGGTAATAGCAGTCACTTATACAACTGGAATGGAAGAAGAGACGGTAATGCTATTTATGTAATGTTTTTTGAATATAAAACTTATAGTGAGCAAGTTTTTAAAATTAAAAGAACATCTACGGGTTTAGAAAAAGCTTTAGAAAAACCTGACACGTTTAATCCAGAAGAAAATGACAACTTTGAAAGAGTTTCTAGATCAATAGAGGTTTTATATACTGGTGCTAAAGTATTAGGTTATGACATGATGCTAGACTGGAGAATGGCTGAAAACATGACTAGACCAAAATCTAATCTAGTTAAAGTTAATATGAATTATTCTATGTGTGCTCCTAGAATTTATCAAGGTAGAGTAGAGTCTTTAGTTAGTAGAATGATGGGCTTTGCAGATATGATTCAATTGACACATTTAAAGATACAACAAGTTATATCTAAAATAATACCTGATGGTGTGTTTTTAGATGTAGATGGCTTAGCTGAAGTTGATTTAGGAAATGGAACTAATTATAACGCTAAAGAAGCTTTAAACATGTATTTTCAAACTGGTAGTATATTAGGTAGATCTATGACTACTGAAGGAGATCAAAACGCTGGCAGAATACCAATACAAGAATTAAGTACTAATTCTGGTCAAGGTAAAATACAATCTTTAATATCTACTTACCAGTACTATCTACAAATGATTAGAGATGTAACAGGATTAAATGAAGCTAGAGATGGTAGTGGTCAAAATTCTGATTCTTTGGTAGGTCTTCAAAAATTAGCTGCAGCCGCTTCTAATACCGCAACTAAACATATTTTAAATTCTTATTTGTACATTACTCTAAGAACATGTGAGAATATAGTACTAAGAACTTCTGATTCTATAGAGTTTGCTTTAACTGAAGAAGCTTTAAATAATAGTATATCAACTTGGAGCGTAGGTCAATTATCTGATACAAAAAGTATACACTTAGCTGATTATGGTATTTATTTTAATATGGTTCCTGATGAAGTTGAAAAAGAACAATTAGAACAAAATATTCAAATGGCTATACAAAGTGGTAGTATAAACCTTGAGGATGCTATAGATATTAGACAAATACATAATTTAAAATTAGCTAATCAAATGATTAAGCTAAAGCGTAAAAAAGCCGCTGAAGCTGCTCAACAAGCTAATGAAGCTAACATAGCTGCGCAAGGACAGGCTAATGCTCAAGCATCTGAAGCTTCCGCTATGGCAGAGGTTCAGAAAAAACAAGCTACTGCTGATACTGAATTAAAAATAGCTAAAGGTAAAAATGCTTTTGAAATAGAAAAATTAAGAGTTGAAGCTGGCATAAAAAGAGAGTTAATGGATTTAGAATTTAACTACAACATGCAGTTAGGGCAACAAAAAATTGCTAGAGAAGCAGAAAGAGAACAAGACATAGAAAAAAGAAAAGACGAAAGAGCTAAAATCATAGGCACACAGCAAAGTGCTATGATCGACCAAAAGAAAAATGATCTATTACCAATTAATTTTGAAAACAAAAGTGGTATGGGCATTTAATTATTAATTATTATATTATATTATATTATGGCAACACAATCAGAAAAAGATACAAAAGAGCCTCTTAAAATAAAAAAGAAACCAAGAGCAAAAAATCTAAACAAAACAAACGAAATTACTAAAATAGATATTCACGCTGAAAAAAGACAAATTGAAAAAGATAAAGAACCTACTAAAATTCAATTAAAAAGTGAGGAACCAGCTAAAGTAGAAACTAAAAAAGTAAATGTTTTAGAAGAAGTTGTAGATAAACCTATTGAAAAAGAAGAAGTAACGGAAGTTATAACTGAAAAAGTAGTTGAAAACATAGAACCTGCAAAAGAAATTGTAGAAGAACAAAACAGTTTACCTGATAATGTAGGTAAATTAGTTTCTTTTATGAAAGAAACAGGTGGTACTGTTGAAGATTACGTTACACTAAATAAAGACTATAATAAGTATGATGACAAACTACTTGTTAAAGAATTTTATAAAAAAACTAGACCACATCTCAACGAAGAGGAAGTTAATTTCGTAATGAAAGATAATTTTACTTATGATGAAGAAGTGGACGAAGAGAGATTTGTACGTAAGCAAAAACTAGCGTACAAAGAAGAAGTTGCAAAAGCCAAGAACTTTTTAGAGCAAATGAAAGGTAAATACTATGATGAAATCAAGTTGAGGCCATCTGTTACTAATGAGCAGAAAAAAGCTATGGACTTTTTACAACAATACAACAAAGAACAATCAACCATTGCTAGTAGACGTAGTGATTTTGTTAATAAGACTAAAACACATTTTCAAAACGATTTTGAAGGTTTCAATTTTAATGTAGGAGAAAAAAAGTTTAAGTACAAATTATCAAACCCTGAAGATATAAGTCAAAATCAAACTGATGTTGGAAAATTCATAAATAAGTTTATGGACAAAAACGGAAATATTGAAGATTTAGATGGATATCATAAGGCTATGTATGCTGCAAGAAACACTGACAAACTAGCACAACATTTTTATGAGCAAGGTAAAGCCGACGCTACTAAAGATATTGTTGCAAAGTCTAAAAATATAAACTCTACCCCAAAACCTATGGACACTGGTGAAACATTGCCTAATGGTTGGAAAGTTAGAGCTATATCAGGAGCGGATTCGACTAAGTTGAAAATTAAAAAAAGAACATAAAAAATAAATAAATAAATAATGGCGTTAATACCAAATCCAGGCGGGAACGGTGCGTTCCCAGCCTCAATAACTCCCATGCCAAACCAAGTAACTGTACAGGATAATTATGTAAATTTCCAAGACATTGCTGGTGGTTTTAATCAATGGGCACAACAATATCTACCTGAGCTTTATGAGCAAGAAGTAGAAAGATACGGAAACAGGACTTTGTCTGGTTTCTTGAGAATGGTAGGAGCTGAAATGCCTATGACTTCTGATCAAGTAATTTGGACAGAACAAAATAGACTTCATGTAGCTTATGATAATGCAATAGTTGCAGCAAATGCTAACTCTACTATAACTGTAACTATAACACCGGGTGCTAATAACCCAGCTACTTCTGCTATTAGAGAAGGTAACACTATCTTAATAACTGATGTTTCAACAGGTTTATTATCTGCTAAAGCTTTAGTTACTGATAGAACTTCTGGTGCTACTACTGATGGTTACACTATTGTAGCTGTACTATATGAAACTACTTCAGCTGCTTTAGCTGCTGGTTTAAAAGGTGCAGGTAACGTAGTTAAGCTATTTGTATATGGTTCTGAATTTCCAAAAGGAAGTAATGGAATGGGTGGAGCAATCGAGCCAGGCGTTACTACTTTTGTTAACTCACCAATTATCTTAAAAGATAACTATGAGTTAAGTGGATCAGATGCTGCACAAATTGGATGGATCGAAGTCGCTACTGAAGACGGAACTTCTGGATACTTATGGTATCTAAAAGCCGAGTCTGAAACTAGATTAAGATTTGAAGATTACATGGAAATGTCAATGGTTGAAGGTGTTCTTCAAGCTAATGTGAATGCCAATACTCAGTTTCCAGGTGGAGCTGCTTTTGGTGGACCAGGTGCTGGACAACAAATCAAAGGTACAGAAGGTTTATTTGCCGCTATAGAAAATAGAGGTAATGTTTTTCAAGGATTTGCAGGCGCTGCTGCTCCAGGTTCTGGTGCGTTAGGTGATTTTGATGCAATTCTTAAAAACTTAGATAAGCAAGGTGCTATTGAAGAAAACATGTTATTCTTATCTAGAGCTACTGCTCTTGATTTTGACGATATGTTGGCTGCAACTAACGGTGGATATGCTTCTACTACAGCTGCTTCTTATGGTTTATTTGATAATGAATCAGAAATGGCGTTAAATTTTGGATTTTCAGGTTTTAGAAGAGGTTCTTATGACTTCTATAAGACTGATTGGAAATACTTAAATGATGCTACTACAAGAGGTATGTCTAAGCAAATAGATGGTGTGATGATTCCAGCTGGAACATCTACAGTGTATGATCAAATGTTAGGATCAAACATTAGAAGACCTTTCTTACACGTTAGATATAGAGCTTCTGAAACTGAAGATCGAAGATTCAAAGCTTGGATAACTGGATCTGTTGGTGGTGCTTATACTACTGATTTAGATACAATGAGAGTCAATTTCTTATCTGAAAGATGTTTAGTTACACAAGCTGCTAATAACTTCGTGTTATTCAAAGGAGCATAATTAATTATTAACATTTAAAAAATAAGAAAATGGGTTATATAAAATTCAACAAAGCAGCAACTACCAATGGTGGTAGAGCTGACTTACTACCTGCAGATGACGTAATGCACGTGAGTGTGCCAACTGCAACAGGTATTGTATTAACGTTTGGAGAAAACACAGCTGTAGATACAGCTACTTTGGTTTATCCTACGCAGAGCGCTGCTCAAATCGCTCTAATAAGAGATGCAGTAAATGATGCTATTGAATCTGCTAACGGAGCTTCTGGCCCCGCTATCAGAGTGGTAATGTCTGATATTACATCAGTCACTATTGGATAAAAACAATAATAAGATCCCGCTTCGGCGGGGTCTTTTTTAATTATTATATTATATTATATTATGGAAACAAAAGAAAAGAAAAAGCCTGTGGCAAAAGCTCCAGCAGTTCCTCAAATAAAAAAAGATATTTGGGAATATAAAACAAGAAGATATTATTTAACTGGTAATAAAAAACCACTAACACATACTATACCTTCAAGACACTCTACAAGATACCCTTTAGTTTGGTTTGATCCAAATTTAGGATATGAAAGAGAAATAAGATATGCTACTAATCAAAAAAGCATATTTGTTGACGATCAGAAAGGAAATGTAACTCTTCAACATATTGTTTTTGAAGACGGTATATTAGTTGTTGCTAAAGAAAAAAGAGTTTTACAAGAATTCTTATTACATCATCCTCATAGAAATGTTATATTTGGTGAGTTTGATCCAGTTTTAAAAGCAGAAAATGAGTTTGAAGAAATAGAAGTAGAAATAGACGCTTTAAACACAGCTTACGAAATGGATATGGATCATGCAGAAGCTATATTAAGAGTTGAGGTTGGTTCTGAGGTAACTAAATTAACTTCTAAGGAATTAAAAAGAGATTTGTTACTATTCGCAAGAAGAAACCCAGATCTATTCTTAGACTTAGCTAATGATGAAAACGTTATATTAAGAAACTTTGCTATACAAGCAACGGAATTAAATATAATAAACTTAAGTCAAGATCAAAGATCATTTACTTGGGCAAGTAATGGACGTAAACTAATGAACATTCCTTTTGATGAAAACGCTTACTCGGCTATAGCTGCGTGGTTTAAAACAGATGAAGGGCTTGAGGTTTATCGATCAATAGATAAAAAGTTAAAATAACAAGTGACTATAAATAGGGTGGTATTCTGCCACCCTTTTTTTTTAAATAAAAAATATGAACGTAAACACTGTATACCAAACTGTACTTAGTATATTAAATAAAGAACAAAGAGGTTATTTAACTCCATTTGAGTTTAACACAATAGCTTCTCAAGTTCAATTAGAAATATTTGAAAAATATTTTGAAGATTTAAATATGCAATTAAGAATACCTCAAAATGATAGTGAATACGTTGATAGAGTAAAAACAATAGAAGAAAAAATAGATAAATTTAGAACATCTAAAGATATAACAGTAGCCTTAGTTAACGGTTTTGGTACTTTTGATTTTTCAGCTTTATCGCCTTCAGTTCATAGATTCGGTAGTGTAGATTTCACTGACAGAACATTATTACCAGTAACAATAGAAAAAGTTACTAGTCATGAATTAATGTTAGCTAGAAGATCTCAATTCACAACTCCAACATCTAAATTTCCTCAATGTTCTATTGAAGGTACTACAATAAAAATATTACCAGCTATACCAACTAGTGCAGTTGTTGGAATAACAAAATCCTACACATTGGAATATATTAAAAAACCTGACGCTCCTGTTTGGGGTTTTACAATTGGTTCACTAGGTCAATATATATACGCAACTGGTGCCTCAACTAATTTTGAAATATCAGACTTAGACCAGTCTGAGTTAATACTAAGGATACTAGCATATGCCGGTCTTGTTGTTAGAGATCCTGAAATAACTCAATCTGCGGCAGGTGCAGCAGCAATGATAGATCAATCACAACAACAATAAGATATGACTAAAACATCCGCAACAATACCTATTCAAGAAAACGACGCAGTATACTACGCTGGGCAAATGAAGCTTGCTTTGGCAGCTGGACAATCTAAAGCAACATTTAATCCAGGTGATGGTGGTCCTCTTAATACAGTATTAATTTCTAATTATAATAGTGCATTAGTAGCCGTGACAGATACAGCTAATTTTGATATACATATATTAGCTAATCAAACAGCTCTACCTACCTTAGCTAATAAAGTAGCTGCAGATAAGTTTTACGTTGAAGATTCCACTAATAACACAGTTAACTTTCTTGCTAACGGTGTTGCTGGGGCTGGGGAATTTATATTCCTTCAGTTAACAGAACGTGCGGTAGAAAACAACTGGGGAAGTTATAGCTATTTATCATTAGATGATATAATAAATAATTTTTTAATGGCTTACATTGGAGATGACAAGATTCTTCAAAAAGTAAAAAGAACAGATGTTTTATTTCACGCTAGAAGAGCTATGCAAGAATTGTCTTATGATATACTACCTTCAGCTAAATCTATTGAATCAACAATACCTATTACTTTAACAGTTCCATTACCCATAGATTACGTTAATTATGTAAGATTATCATGGGCAGATGCTCAGGGAGTATTAAGAACTATATATCCTTTAAATGGTTTAAGTGGTAATCCTACTGAATTACCTATAGATGATGGCAAGGGAGTTCCTACTCAAAGTTCTTTTGGAAACAATTTAGAAGCAGCGCAATCAATTATTGAAAGCAGATGGGAAAAAACTAATCAATCTAATATTTCTGGTAGTTCACAAAGTAACGACAGTAATGGTATATATGATGAAGTATGGTGGAAACAAGCATATGGTCAAAGATATGGTTTACAACCAGAGCTAGCACAATCCAATGGATACTTCAGTGTAAATCAAAGATTAGGATCTTTTAGTTTTTCAAGTAATTTATCACAAAAAGTTATAATGATAAATTACATATCTGATGGATTAGCTGTAGATCTAGACTCTTTAGTTCCTAAAATGATAGAAGAAGCTATGTACGCTAAAATACTATCATCTATAGCTTATTTGTCAAGAAACGTTGACGGCAATTCTAAAGCGTTATTTAAAAGAGATGCTTATGCAAAAACTCGTAATGCAAAAATAAGACTATCAAATCTAAAACTTGATGAAATAGTGCAAGTTTTTAGAGGTCAATCGAAATGGTTTAAATCTTAATTAAATGCAAAGAAAGTTTCAACACACTTTTACAAAGTCTAAAATGAATCAAGACTTAGACGCTAGGCTACTACAACCAGACGAGTATAGAGAGGGTACTAATATAGCTGTTTCTAGAGCTGAGTCAGACGACGTAGGTGCATTAGAGAACATTTTGGGAAATGAAATAATTTCTAATTTAGAAATTGCAAATGTTTTTTTAGAACAGGTTATTGGTTGGAAAATAAACGAAAACACTAATAAAATATATTTATTTGTAACAGATTATCAAGACAATTCTTTAGATCAAATCAGTAATTTTACACCAATTGGATCAACTAATAAAATAGTTTTAGTTGATACTATTGCTAATATAACCTCTACAATAGTTGAGGGTAGGTTTTTGAATTTCTCATGGAACAGTCCTGTTTTAGACGCTATATTTTTAGAAGACTTAATGTTTTTTACTGATAACAGGAATCAACCAAGAGTTATCAATGTCAAAACAGCTGAATCAAATCCTGATTACTACTTTAGTGAAGATCATTTATCTTTAGCTAAATATTACCCTTATAAAACTATTGAGCTAAATCAAGAGACCAAAATAAGTGGTCTTTTTTATAATAAAGATATAACTAGTCTAACTTTTCCTGGAGGTGGGGGTAATGGTGCTTTGTCTATATATCCTTATTTTGCTATACCTAGCACTAACACGGTGCTTATAAAAAGCTTAGTTAATAATATAGGAATGACAGGTTTTTTACAAGTTGGAGATGAAAGTTGGAATTTTAAAGTTGCTTACGTACAAGAAACAACCATCTTGTTGCAGGGTGTTGCAAATGTTACTTTAGTTTTTATAGACAGAGATTTATCAACTGCTCAAACACCTGGATCTACCATTACCAATGGTACTGTTTCTAGTTTATCATTTATAGATGAAAACGCTAAAGACGTTAGTTCACCTTGGTTTAGACAAGATGCTGTAAAATTAACTATTGACAATGTTAATTTACAACAAGGTGATAATATTGAATATGCTCTTGCTGGTACTGATAGGTATAAATACGCCCAATCATTATATGAATTTGGAACAAGGTCACCTTATAATAACATAGGAACTACACCACGTGGAATTGATAATCATTTTCCAAACAACTCCCAGTCTCAATCTGCTAAAGTTGGGCATTGCAGAATTACACACCCAAGGTTAGATCCTTTAAAATATTATGTTGTAACAACTGTTACTAACGGCACAAGCAATAATCCTTCTTTTAAAGTTTCAAGACTTACTCAATTAGTTAATGGAGCACTAGTGGCTGATCCAACTGAGTTTTATGGTGTGTTAAATAGAGGTGATGTTTTAACTATTCATCAACCAAATATTTTCTATAATCAAAACTTCTCAGGAGATGATGCTTTTTTAGAAGATAAATTTATAAGATTTTCTTATAGATTTAAATACGATGATGGTCAGTATTCTTTATTATCTCCATTTACTCAAGAAGTTTTTATACCTAAACAAAAAGGTAATTTCTTAAAAAAAGTAGGAGTTCAAGCTTCTACTGGTGCATTAGATAATAATTACGTACCACAAGAAAATATTGCAGGAGAAAACACTATTGTTGATTTCATGGAAAATGAAGTAACACAAATAAAGCTGCGAATACCATGTGAGTATGCTATTAACACATTAAGAGATAATCTAAAAATTGATGAAATAGAAATATTATACAAACAATCTACACAAGCTTCTATAAAAATCATAGACGCTATAAGTGTTGAAGATGATTCTATAGTTTCTAACACTACTAAATTCTTTGAATTTATATATGACTCTAAAGAACCTATTAAAACTTTAAAATCTAGTGAAACAACTAGAGTGTATGACAACGCTCCAGTTAGAGCAAAAACATTATCATCAGCTGGCAATAGAGTAATATTAGGTAATTTTTATGATAGACATAGTTCCCCTAATAATTTAAATTATTTCGTTGGGGCTGGTAGAAAATTTACACCGGCAGAGCATTCTAAACCTACAACTTCAAATTTAGACTACCCTTCAGATCTTTTACCAAATAAATTCTCTACAGTATCATATCCAAAATCTAGTTTAAAACAGAACAGAAGTTATCAAGTTGGATTAATATTACAAGACAGATATGGAAGATCTTCAGACGTTATACTTTCATCTATAACAACTGATCAATTCATTTTAGATACAGGAGCTTTTTTTAATAACCCAATAAACTTTGGTGGTTCTACTATTTTTCATAAATATTTAGATTCAGTAATAGATCCTTTAACAGCTGAGTCAGCTATAAAAACCAGTCCAGTAACTAGAGCTGGAATTGTAGATTGGCCAGGTGACTCTTTAAAATTATTATTTTCACAACTTATACCTCAAGAAATACCTACATTAGCAGGTTATCCAGGTTTATATGAAGACCCATTTGTAGTAGCGACAGCAACTATATCTTATAGTTTTAACGCTGCGGGCTTTGCTCAAACTGGACTTATACCTAATTTAAAACCAGGTATGCTTTGTGAATGGACAAGCGGTGGTGTTGATTATGAAACTTACGTTTGGACACTTGTTAACAATGGGCAGTTTGTGTTTTTTTTAAATGAAAATGGTTCTGGATCTGTTGCTTACCCAAACGCGGGCGACGTATGTACTTTTAGTTACAGTAGTAAACCTTTAGGTTGGTATTCTTACAAAGTAGTAATTAAACAATTACAACAAGATTATTATAATGTTTATCTACCTAGTTTACTAAATGGTACTCCAGTTATAAAACCTTTTGAATTAAACTGTACATTTACTAATGGTAGTAATTTAGTACAGGTGGATCCTATAGGTGATATAGAATATTTAACTTTTCCTTTATTAGAAGGAATGAAAGTTGTAGCTGGTGTTAATACGTATTATATAAATAACATATTAAACTATAAGCAATTTGAAATATCTGGACTCGCTTTATCTAATTATACGGCTCTACCTGCTTCGTTAAGTATAGAGTCTGCTATGGCCAACTCTTTTACACAGCCAGATCAATCAAGTCTTAATGTTGGAACTCAAGGAGCAGAGGTTGCATTGACAGGTTCACCTGGTTCTTTAGGTAAAGTTAAAGGTACTGTAGTAAACGAAACAATAGATGGACAAACAATAAAGGTGTTAAAATTTGAAGTAACTGCTGTTGGTACTAATTATAAAAATGGAGAATCTTACACTATACCAGCTTTAATACCTACTGGGGGTGCAAGTGGTTATCCTGCAATAAGTTTTGTATTGGTAACTTCTAATATAAAAGTTCAATCAACTACTTTTAGTAAATCCTCTAGTCCTGGAGTTTTAAATACAACAACATTGTTAACTGACAATGCTAATAAAGTTCCGCCTGCTTTAAACGAAACAAGTCCTGTTCAACAGAACTATTCAACAAGTGAAGTAAAGCTAATACCTAGATATGCAAAAGATGGTAGATGGGAAGCTACAACTGGTGATCCTTATTTCTTAGTTAATGATAAAGTTCCTTCCTCTATATTTCCAAGTAAAGAAGAAATGCAAGTACAGTCTTTAGGTAATTTTGAAAGTATATATCCAAGAGCTAGCTACAACGGTCTTTACAATGCTTTGAACGATCCTACAGTGGCTACAATTCAAAATAGATTTAATATTGGTGAAGATTCACAAACTACTCTACCTGTGTCTCAAGCAGAAACAACACCAGCTGCTTTTGAAACTACTCCTGTAGAAACTAATTTAGAAATATATTACGAAACAAGTACTTCTGGTAATATTAAAGATTTAAACACTTTAATTAGAAAGACTATATCTGTACCTTTAACATTTGTGGACTCTACACTTACCACAACGATAATAGGCTCAACAAACGCTCCTATAATAATCAACGAGTCACTAGACTTCACTAGTAATCCAACTTTAGCTACAGTTATATTAAAAGATCAAAACTTTGATACTTTAAAATATTATTCTACAACTGTTTCAGAAATAAACGTTAAAGATATTAATATATCAACTCCTCAATATGCTAATGGTTATCCACTACCAAGCGGATGTATAGAATTTACAAAGTTTGCAGTGGATGATGCAAGTAATCGGTTTGTTATAAAAATAAACAATAAATTTCCAGCTTATAATGCAGGGCCTAATTCTGATTTAAATGTTATATTTTTTAATGTTAATTTTAAATTTA